AGATTCAATAGCGCTTCCGTTTGTTTCTATAAAACTTGACATTAAGGTAACTACCTGAGACAAGTTGTTTGCTATTGCTGTAAATCCATAAGAAGCATCAGAAGCTAAACGACCAGTTTCTAAAAGTATAGCGTTATTTAGTCCAGATTGTGCTCTTGCTTTTTTTGTAGTTTGTGCTACTTTTACTTGTGCATCTGATAATCCTTTTAATGATTTTTCTACTTTAGCTACTGCAATATTAGCATCTTTTGCACCTACCTGTATTTGAATTAATATTTTCTTACTTGCCATAACTTAATCTTTTAAGTTGTTCTTTCATTTCTTTGTAATTACTAACAGCTTTATTTTTACCTTTAGCAATTTCAATTAATTCATGCTCACCATACCATTCTGAAGTGTTCAATAAGTCTATTACTTGTTTTATCATAATTATAATTTATTTAATAATTCTAAATTTGATACTTCAGTTTTGAAGTTTGTACTTATAGAATTAATACGAAAGGTACGGTCTTGTATCACAAGCTCATCATTTAATCTATAATTTGCTAGTATATCAGTACTTAGATATGCTTTTAATTTAAATAATCTTTTTTTCTCATTAAATATTCCATCTATATATGTTTTATAAAACTTCTTAAATAATGAATTTGTTGTTCCTAAATAATCTGTTAAGTTCCATTCGTCAATTTCATTATCAAAGTTTATTGTAAATGCAGGTGGTCTAATAATTACAAAAGCTTCACTACTTGCCATAATATCAAAATTAATAGATAACTGTGTATTGCTATCAACTGCTGTTACTGTTGCAGATGTATTGTCTGTTGTATTCAAAACAACATCTCCAACACTTACTGTTGTACTAAAGTTTTGACCTGTTTGAAT